TCATTCATGACGATGTTAGATTTCGCTATGCAGAACGCGTAAGGATTTATAATGCCTATTACAACAAATCAAAACAAGCCAGGCGGTTACGTAGTTCTACGAGCTACCGGTGCTGACACACTTAATCTCGTAACTGCAGCTGCTGCTGGCGAGACTGTAAACTCTATGTCTATCAGTCAAATCGTATGGGCAGTAGATGGTACCAATTACTGGACTGTTACTCGAGGAAGTGACACTGTAGCTGTGCTTACTGGTTCTGGTGGCCAAGACTATCAAGGTTTGCGACTTGAGACTAATGCTCAATTGACATCCAACTGCAACGTTGCGTTGAGTGGTGGCAATGGCTATATTGTTGTTCAACTACACAAGGTATCCGGAGAGTGAGCATGAAGCTGATCACAGAGATTAACGAATCTGTAGAATACATTGCAGAAGCAAAGGACGATGGTAGTAAAGACTACTTTATCAAGGGTCCGTTTATGCAGGCAAACATTAAGAACCGCAATGGCCGGATGTATCCTGCCGAGGTCCTTGATAAAGAAGTTAAGCGTTACGTTACAGAAAATGTAGCTAAGAATCGAGCATATGGTGAGCTGGGTCATCCAACTAGTCCTACGATTAACTTGGATCGTGTTAGCCATATGATCAAAGAACTTACCAGAGATGGCGACAACTTCATTGGTAAGGCTAAGATTATGACAGAGACTCCTATGGGTCGTATTGTGAAGAACCTTATGGATGAAGGAGCCAGCTTGGGTGTTTCATCTCGTGGAATGGGTTCGCTAAAAAACAAGAGCGGTGTTGCAGAAGTACAGAATGATTTCTATCTTGCTACTGCTGCTGATATTGTTGCTGATCCATCCGCACCCGATGCTTTCGTAGAAGGTATTATGGAAGGTAAGGAATGGGTATGGGATAATGGAATTATCCGAGAAGCTACGATTAACGATTTTAAGGAAGAAATCGAGCAAGCTCCTTCCAAGGATTTGACAGAGACTAAGCTAAAAGTTTGGTCTAAGTTCCTGTCCAATCTATAATTTTTATAAATAACATTAGACCACTCAAAGGAGTTAAAAAATGTCTGAACAAGATATTCAAGAAGTGGAGCTTCAGGAGACTGAGCAGCAGGTTGAAGAATCTGTTGAGACAGCTACAGAAGAGCAGCTTGACGAGTTTAAGGCGTCAATGGGCGATCCTTCTGAAGTACCTGAGCCTACCTCTGTAAAGGCAAAGCCACGTAAGGGCGACAAGAAAGTAGAGGACGATCCACAAGATTCTCCTACTGCTGTCAAGGTACCTGGCACTAAGGCCGGCATGGTAAATGCTATGCTAACTGCCATGAACAACATGCCTACTAAGCAGCTCAAGGCTAGCTATGGTAGCATGGTAAGTGCCATGAAGATGGAAGATGTCGACTTCGAAGAAGACGCTATCGAAGAAGTACATAGTGCTCGCGACCTTCCAAAGATTACTTCAGAGGACGTATCCGTTGCTGAAGATGTATCTGCTATGTTCGAAGGTGCTGAAGACCTTAACGAAGAATTTAAAGAGAAAGCTACTACCATTTTCGAGGCAGCTGTTGTTGCTAAGGTAAATGAGCAGTTGGAGAAGATTTCAGTAAACTTCGAAGCTGAGCTTTCCGAAGAAGTAGAAACTGTACGTAAAGAGATGACTGAGAATCTTGACCAGTACCTCGACTATGTTGTTGAGCAATGGATGGAAGAGAATCGTCTTGCCGTAGAGCAAGGTCTCAAGGCTGAGATGGTCGAAGACTTCTTGAAGGGTCTGAAAGGATTGTTCGAGGATCATTACGTAGAGATTCCTGATGAGAAGGTCGACGTTGTCGAAGAGCTTGCAGCACGGGCTGAAGAATTGGAGTCTAAGCTGAACGAGCAAATCGAAAAGAATGTTGAGCTTCGTGGTGTTGTTGAGCAATACAATCGGGAGCAACTTATTGAGTCTGTAAGCAATGGCCTGACAGATACTCAAAAGGCTAAATTTGAAACCTTAGCTGAAGGTATTGATTTTAGCGACGAAGAGTCTTTCGTTAACAAACTAACCATTGTTAAGGAAAGCTATTTTGGCAACGGCGATGAGACAACTTCATCATATGAGTTGGACGACGATGAACCTCTCTCGGAGGAAACGTCTGAAAAGGCTGTACCATCCGAGATGGCCACATACGTAAATGCCATTTCTAGGTCCGTAAAGAAGTAATATTATAAATAACTTTAGATAGATTAGAGGAGACTATCATGTTATCTGAACAACTTATCGAGAAGTGGCAGCCAGTACTCGATCACAGCGATCTCGGTGATATCAAGGATAATCATCGTCGTGCTGTAACTGCTCAACTTTTGGAAAATCAAGAGCGATCAGCTCGTGAGCAAGCAATGGGTTCTGGTGGATACTCAATGCCATCGCTGTTGGGAGAAGCTTCTCCAACTAATGCGATGGGTGGTTCTTCCGCTCCTGCTACATCACCAGCTGGTAACGTAGACCTTTTTGATCCAGTACTGATTTCATTGGTACGACGATCTATGCCAAACCTGATTGCTTATGACGTATGTGGCGTACAGCCAATGACTGGCCCAACTGGCCTGATCTTTGCAATGCGCGCTCGTTACTCTAGCCAGTCTGGTGCCGAGGCTCTGTACAACGAAGCTGATTCTTCGTTCTCTGCTTCTGCTTCTGGTAACACTGCTTCTAAAGCTGTTATCGATGGCGAAGGTAACCCAGGTGTAGGTCAGGCTGGTACTGATCCAACAACTCGCGCAGTAGGTAACACCTACTCTGTAGAAACTGGTATGCCAACCACTGCTGCTGAAGCTCTGGGCGATGGCGAGAGCAACCGATTCAACGAGATGGCGTTCTCAATCGAGAAAGTTGCTGTAACGGCTGTTTCACGTGCTCTGAAAGCTGAGTACACAATGGAACTGGCACAAGATCTGAAAGCAATCCACGGCCTCGATGCTGAGACTGAGCTTTCAAACATCTTGTCAGCTGAGATCCTGGCTGAAATCAACCGTGAAGTTGTACGAACAATCAACTACACAGCTGCACCCGGTGCTCAGCAGAACGTTGCTTCTGCCGGTACATTTAACCTGGACGTTGACTCAAACGGTCGTTGGTCAGTAGAGCGCTTTAAGGGTCTGATTTTCCAGATCGAGCGTGACGCTAACCAAATCGCTAAAGACACTCGTCGCGGTAAGGGTAACATCCTGATCTGCTCTTCTGACGTAGCTTCTGCTCTTCAGATGGCTGGCGTTCTGGATTACACTCCTGCACTGTCTGTTAACTTGAACGTAGATGACACTGGTAACACTTTCGCAGGTGTACTGAATGGTCGGATCCGAGTTTACATCGATCCATACTTCAGCTCAGCTGCTGGTAACCAGTACTACACTCTTGGCTACAAGGGCTCTAGCGCCTTTGATGCTGGTATCTTCTACTGCCCATATGTACCTCTGCAAATGGTACGTGCGGTTGGTGAGGACACCTTCCAGCCTAAGATTGGCTTCAAGACTCGTTACGGCATGGTTGCTAACCCATTTGCAGAAGGCGCTACTGCCGGCAATGGTACAATCAGCTTCAACAACAAGAACGTATACTACCGCCTTGTTTCAGTAACGAACCTGATGTAATAAAAAGACCCGTAAGGGCGATTTTGGACGGGAGCTTCGGCTCCCGTTTTTTTTGTCTGGATAAATAATGTAGGAGGACGATATGGCTGTAATGGATAATCAACCAAGTAACAAAAGTTACCTATCACCGTTAGGTTTTAGGTTTGTACTTAATCGTACTCCTAATACAAACTACTTTGTACAAAACGTACGGTTGCCTACCTTGTCTCTTGGTCAGTTCGACTTAGAGGATCCGTTTGTCAAGTTGCCTACCCCAGGCACCAAGTTGTCATTTGAACCACTTGACATTACTTTCCTAGTAGACGAAGATATGTCTAACTATCTTGAAATCTACGAATGGTTAAGGGGACTTGGCTTCCCAGAATCGTTTGAGCAATACTCTACTTTGCTCAGAACATCATCTACTGTATCAGCACAATCAGATGCTACTAAAGTGTTTAGTGATGGTACCTTAATGGTACTGTCTAGTCATCAGAACTCAAACGTAAAAGTAGTGTTTGAAGATATGTTTCCTATATCGTTGTCTGATTTGTCATTTGATAGTACACTGACCGATGTTGAATATCTCAGAGCTACAGTTACTTTTAGGTACAGATTATATACAATTGAAAAGATTTAATTATGAAGATAGAAGTTGGCTGTGGTACTAACCCTACCAAGAAAGGCTTTCTGACAAATGATATTAGAGATGTACCTGGTGTAGACTTTGTTTGTACAGCATGGGAACTCGACCATCACGTAGAAGATGAAACGGTCGAGCACATTTTCTCCAGACATTTTTTTGAACACCTAACATTCGAACAAGGTGAATACGTCCTTTCTATGTGGTATAGACTGTTGATATCTGGTGGAATATGTGAGATGATTGTCCCTAACATAACTTTCCACATTGAACAGTGGAAAAGAAGAAGTACACCCAGAGAGTTGCAGCAAGCCAAAGCTGGTCTATGGGGATGGCAGAATGATCAGTTTGAAGACACGTGGCCAGTACACAAAAGTGGTTATGACAAACAGACTTTAACAAAGTTGTATGATGATCACAGCTTTATCAACATAAAAAGTGTAGAGCCAATCACAAGCAGACATCTACACGTTATAGGATACAAACCTTGAAGATCGAACAGATTATTGAGATGTGGCAGCAAGATGCCAAGATAGATGATGTTGATCTGGATACAGAGTCATTAAACGTACCTGTACTGCATGGTAAATACCTAAAGCTATTCTATGAGCAGAAGCTCAAACTCAAAAAATACAAGATTCAATATAAGTCGCTCAACAAAGTGCTGAGTGAATATTATCGTGGTGAATTGAATAATCCTGAAGACCTAAAACAAATTGGACGCGACCCTTGGGAGAAGCATGTTCTCAAGGCAGACGTGTCTCAATACATTGAAGGCGACCAGGAGATGGTTGATCTTGTTACCCGCATGG